CCGCGGCCAGGAGTTCCGCTTCGAGCTTTTTGCGCTGGGCCGTGAATTTTCCATCGGACTTCACGCCCATCAGTTTGTCGAAACCGGCGTCGATGAATTCAAACGCCTTGGCGAAGGGCAAAAGGAAACCGCTGGCGATGAGCGTGCCGACGGAGGGCAGCATTCGCACCAGGGCGTTGAGGTCCAGGAGCAGACGCAGGACGCCAACGGTCATTTCCGCAATCGGCCCCTTGAGTCCAAGCCACATGCGATCTGCGGCGTCGCCCATCCGGTCGAGCGCGGCCACGGTTTCGGTACCAAGAATCAGGTTGAGGCGTTTCGCTTCGTCGCCGGATTCGCGCAAACCGGCGATCATGGCCGGCAGGATGGCGCTGCCCTTCGTGCCGATGAGGGAAAGGATTTGCGGCGTAGAATTCGCATCGAGGTTGACGCCCTTAACGCCATCGCCCACGCGCAGGAGCAATTCTCCCATGTCCTTGAGCGAAGCCAGTTCGGCCGCGCCGATCCCGAAGTTGGCGAAGGCGCTGGCTTTATCGCCGCCGGGATTTTTGAGCGCGTCCTCGCGGGCCTCGGCGAGCTTGCGCATGGCCTTGGTCATGTCCTGCATGGTCGCGCCGTCCTGCGTGGCGGCGTAATTCAACTCCTGCATCCGGGCCGTCGTGGTGCTGGCGATCTTGGACAGGTCCGTGAGTTCGCTGCCGAACTTGATCGTTTCCGCGGAGGCGCGTTGCAGGGCGTACACGCCGAAGGCGGCCGCGAGCTGTCCCTTGAGATGGCCGCTGACCAGGTTGCCGGTTTTTTGGGAGAGGCTTTCGACGCGCTTCAGCCCGACTTCGAAGCCGCTCGTGTTCAGCCCGAGCCGGGCCATGATGCTCAGCAGGCCCATGCGTCCTCTCCGGCGGCCGCGCGGCGGTCCAGCTCGTCGCGATGTTTGAACATCGATGAATTGCCTTCGCTGTAGAGATCGATTTCGCCTTTGGTGTCGAACAGAGCGCAGAGCAGGGCGTTGGCCTGGGAGAGCGGCATGTCGAGCGCCTCGTTTTCGCTCAAATGGAAATGGTGCATGAGCAGGGCCAGCGATCGGAGCGGCCACGGCGAAGGGAGTTCGCGCGAGTTGGTGGGAATGTTCACTTCGGGCATCCAGCGGCCGGCCGTGAGGTAAGCCATGAATTGCGCACTGGCGGCGCGGAGATCGGCGCGGCGATTGCGCCAGGCCCAGAGTTTGAGGAACGGAGTCGAGAGCCGGGAGTCGAGGGTGGCGGGCAGTTGGCGCGCTTCGCGAAAGGTCGGTTGCGAGCAGATGAGGACCGCGAGCAGCAATTCCCCAAGCGTGATGGTACCACCGATGGAAAAGGCGCTGGCATGGCGCGCGAGCAGAAGTTCGTGCCCCAGCGTGTAGGTGCTGAGTCGAATGCGGAGGATCGTCGGCGGCTGGTCCGGGACGGCCGCCGTGAACCATGCAGCGGCGTCCATAAATTGCTTACCCGGTGATGACGTTGGCCGTCAGCGAGGCGTTGTTCGGCACGTAGTTGCGGAGTTTAATCCCCATGATGGCAATGCCGGATGACGTCGTCTTGGCGGTGGCGCCGCCGATGTAATTGTAGTTGGTGTTGTACTTGGCGATCGCGAAACCGGAGAGCACTACTTTGGTGAGCATGGCCGGCCAACTGTTCGCGGCGCTGTTAATGGCCGCGGCGCGCGTGGCGCCGTTGGGCGCGAAATTGATGGTGCAGTTAAACTTCTCGTCCGATCCGATAAGTGTCTCGGTGCAACCGTCCTGCCCTTGGTGTTCCTGCAGGGTGAAATCGTGATCGAGGTCGGCGCTCTCCATCGTGACCGTCGCGGCGCCGGTGAGGACCACCATGGTCGCTCCGGACATAAAACTTATCTTCGCGACTCCAGCTTGCGTTTCTACGGTTGGCATTCTGTTGAGTGGCGCGGAGTCAACTGCTTGCGCAGGGCCACTGATGGGGAGCGACCGCTGGTACGCGGTCGGGCGGGCGCAGCGCGCCAGCCGCTACCTTATGAGCCGCAGCAGTGGATGCGCAGGCGCAGGAACGAAACGACCGATCGATCCTCCACGAACCAGCCTTGCTTGACCGGCTGAACGCTCCAGGAGGTGAACGGGATCGCGGCCACGGTCAGATCGGTGTCGTTGGTCGAAGTCATGAACTTGGCGAACAGTTCGCCGGCGTTCTCGAAATGAACGTCTTGCGGCGCCGGGTCGGTGTCGTTCTGTTGGTCGAGGGTCGAGCGCAGGGAGATTTGCGCCATCACGTACCAGTTGCCTTCGTACGGTGAACCTTCCGCGTCGGCCTCGACGCACTGGACCAGCACGCGGGGCAGGCCCTCGGCGTCGGCCGATTCCACACCCGGGAAAATGGCGTCGTTCGTGACAAAGGTGAGCGTCTCGGAGTGCAGGAAGGCCACGATGGCTTTCTCGCAGGCGTTGGTAATGGCGTTGTGGAACAGGCTCGGCACTCACCGAGGGCGGGGAGTCAGCAGGGGAGCGGGGGAGAAAGGGTGCGAGGAGACGGCGCGATTCTCACCTGCTCTCCGGCTCACTTTCTCACCTGCTCACTTCGCGCTCACCGCGTCCGCGTCCTTTTGCATTCGCTGCACCAGGTATTGCTCCATCGAGGCGGTCTCGGCACGGAAGGCGCCGGCGACGGCGGCCACAGTCTTTGGATCCAAAAATGGTTTCCCCTTCCAATCCAGGTTCAATTCGAACATCAGCTCGGCCACCGGGTTCCATCCGTCCTTGGCCGGCGTCGCTTTGCCCTTGGCCTGTTGGATGGCTTTGCCTGGCTCGCGGGTGCCGGCCTCGTGCGCCGCGCGGGCGAGTGTGCCGATGGGTTGGTTCCAGCCGCGCTTCTGCGTGCCGATGGAGCGGACGCGGCCGGCCAGAAATTTGGCCACGGCAGCTTTCATGGCGGCGCCGCGCAGTCCCTTCAAACCTTTCTTGCGCCGGGCCGCGTTGATCAGTTTGTAAACGAGCGGGCTGGCCAGGATGGCGCCGCCGCGCGCGGCCTTGCCTTTGCGCAGGCGCTTGCCGGATTTGGTCCGGCGCAATTCGTAGCCCGTGACCATCAGCGATCGCTCGATGCGTTCGCGCGAACCGATGGGCGTGTTCTGTTGCGCGCCGCGCGCGATGAAGAACAGTTTCTTGTTGAGGATTTCGGGCAAGGTGCGCTGGCACTTGACCGCGTACACCCGCAGCGTTTGCGTGAACTCGCGATCGTCCCACTGCAGGCTCATTTTATTTGCTGCCGTCGATGACATCGAGCCAGGCGAACACTTTGGCGTGTTCGCGCACGGCCACGACTTTGCGATTCACGCCCTCGAAGGAAATGATTTGGCCGGCGGCGGGATAACCCAGGCCGCCCGCGGCGACGGAGCCGCCCATAGCGGCCAGGCGTACCTGCAGGCTGAGTTTCACTTCCACTTCCTTCGGGCCGACCGTGACGATCGTGCCGCGGTAGAGACTGTTGGCGACGCACGGATAAGCGACCGTGTTCCAGGTGAACGTGTCGGGCAGTTGCACTTCCATCGCGGCGGTGTCCCTCGCCATTACTTCGCGCAGGGTCATGCGAGCACGTTGAAATAAGTGGCCGGCGTCGGGGCCGTGAATTCTTCCACGATGTCGGGCCGTTCGCTCTGGATGCGCGTGATGCTCAGGCGGTCGCCGGAGTTCTTCTGTTCCAACATGAGAATATCAACGCCGTCGTGCTTGATGATCACGATGTCGCCCAGGCCCATGTCCTTCACGTTGAACTCGCGCTCGGCGAGCAGGACCGCGGCAATTTTTGCCTTGGCCGCTTTGGTCAGCTTCTCACCGCGCGAAGAGGCGGCCTTGCCGTCGCGCAAATCGTCGCGGGATTGAGTGAGTACATCGGTTTTCTCGAAAATGAAGTTCCGGGTCATAATGTTTGAAGTGCTTGCGCACGGCCACCACAGCGAAGTCGAAACCGAATTGATCGATGGGGCCTGAACTGGTCAGGACTCGAGCCGCGACAGGCGGGCCGAACACGAGCTGTAGCTGTATCCGCACACCAGGGGCGTGCGAGTCATGTGGCCGTGGCCGCAGGAACGACGTTCAGGAAAGAGTTGACCGCATCGGCGACGCTGGTTTTCGGATGCGTGATTTCGTCCTCCTGCGTGGCGAGCGGATAGATGGCCTGGCCGACGTGCTTCAGGATCGTGCCGGTGTCGAGATAAACGGTGCCGCCCATATCCAGCCAGCGCTGGCAGAAGTACCAGTCTTCGCTCAAGTAGCGGCCGGGATCGCCGGGCGTGGGCCGATAGACACCCATCGGCCAGAAATCGCACTCCTCGCCTCGTTCACCGTAATCGGCGATGTAGCGGGACTCTGGATAATGCTCGCGCATTTGCTCGAAGACATCCCGCCGCACGCAGATGAAGCCGGTCCCGACGTAACGAACGGGGAGCAATCCGCCAGCCGCCGGCTTCGTGGGTTGGCCGGGCAGCGTGTTGATGACCCATTCCAGCGGGCCTTGCTGTTTTTTCGGATAGGCCCCGCCGACCACGGGCACATCATGAGCCACCATGCGCGCGACGTGTCCAGGGCTGAAGATGAGATCGCAATCCATCATCAGGAGATGCGTGCAATCGCTGCGCAGGAACTCGGCGGTGAGCGCGTTGCGCGAGCGGGCCACGCCGTCGCCGCGATGTTTGCCGATTTCAATAGGCAAGGGCTTTTGGCTGCGGAGCGCAAACAGGCAGTCGTTAAATTCATCCTTGGCCTCGGAATACATGGGCAGGCCGATGAACAGTTTCTTGCCGGCGAGCGCGGGCAGGTAAAACGGATTGCGCACGGAGCCGGCCGTCAGACTGACGTGAGTGCCATCGGCCCGGCTGCCGGAGAGCAGCATGTCATCCGGGATGGGATCGGCGGGCATCCCGGCCGGGCGATAGAGAGTGCCGGGGCGCGCGTACTTGAGCAGGCCGGTGGTTTCGGAAGTGCGGCGGTGTTCGATGAGAACGAGGCCGGCTTTCTCCAGGTGATGTTGAATCATGGCCGCGTCCCCGCGGTGGTATTCGCAGACGACGGCCTGAGCGTTATCGAGCTGCAGGCGCGCAATGATTTCCAGCTCGCACCCTTCAGTATCAATTTTGATGAACTCAGCCGGCGGCAGATTGGCAGCATCGATGCACTGGACTTGGATCGCTGCCGTCGTGCCACGGCCCAGGTCGTGAAAGCCGGCCGCCACCGGCATGTCCGCGAGAGTAATTTTATCGGGACCGCTGAACGAGCGCACCGCTGTCTCGAACAAAACGATCTTGTCCAGGTGCTCGCAGTGCTCGCGGAATTGTTGGGCGCTCTCCGGGACCGGTTCGTAGGCGATGATGCGGGCCAGGGGCCAGCGCTGGGCGGCGCGCAGGGAGAAGGAGCCGACGTTCGCGCCGATGTCGAGCACGGTCTTCGGTGGCACGATGAGGTCGAGATCGTATTCGGCCACTTCCGCCTGCAGCCAGTCGGGGATGTTCATTCACCTTTAGGTTAACCCAGAAAAAACAAAACCCGGCACACTCGCGCCGGGTTTCGCTATGCAAAGAAAAACTTAGAACAGGACTTTGAGGACGGCCGTGCCGTCGCTGGCGTTGCCGCCAGATGATTCCGTGACGCAGATGACGCGGATGAATTGCTTGGTCGAGGCCGGGAGCGAATGCGTGCGCGTGGTCGCAGCGTAGGCGGCGTTCACTTCCGGGATGGTCAGGATGTCCAGCTCCGGGATGTTCACGAAATTGACGTTGGCCGCATCCGGCGAGTGTTGGAGCCGGATGTTGACGTTCTTGTTGTTCGCGCCGGTCGCGGCCGTGGTGCTGATGGTCACGGAGAGCACTTCGGTGATCGGATAAGGCGTGACGGCACCGAGGTCGATGCTGTTGCCGCGAGTGGTGTTGGCGTTGCTGCCCAGGGTCGTGGTGACCTGGAGCGAGGCGTCTTGAATTGCGCGTGGCATAAAATTTTGTTCGTTCTGGGTTGGTTGCGGTTTATTCGACGGCTTCGGTGCTCAGGATCGAGTCGGTGATTTGGATCGGGATGCCGAAGGCGGAATCGGGCCACGGAGCGACGGCTTCGAGATTGGCACCGGCCTTGGAGGCGGGGCCGCTGTTGATGACGACGGTGCGTGAGCGCTGGAGCTGGCCGCCGCTGCGGCGGTTCATCCAGATTTCGTCAGGGCGATAGCCGACCGGGAATTTCTGGAGGAGTTGCGCGATCTTCGCGTCGGTGAGGAGGTCGCCCGTTTCCGAGTCCTGGCCGATGTTGGCGATGCGGCCGACGCAGTTCAGGTTGCCGATCTGCAAACCAGTCCACGCCGTCAAGCCGGCGGTGCGGCCTTCGTAGGCGAGGCTCGCGGCGTCATACAGCGTTTGATCGCGGAAGTCGCCGAGGTTGAAAGTGGTGTTGTTCCCGCCGATGAGCGTCACGTCCTGGTTGCCATACTTAACGAAGTAGGCGCTGCTCTGCACGTTGGCATCGCTGCCGCCGGAGGTGAGATAAATCGTGGCCGTCGAGGGCGTGGCGGCCTTGATGCCGGGGAAGCCCTTGGAATCGACACTGACGCCGTGCCAGATCTGCGAGCCGAGTTCGATGAGCGCCTGGCGCATCACGCCGTTGCTCTCGATCATTTCAAGCGCGGCCATGCCGTCCTCGTTGGCCATGCCGACGGCTTTATCCACTTCCACTTGCGCGGCGAGGATGAAGCATTCGACCAGCGAATTCTTGAAAGTGGATTTCGAGGGCGTGACACCTTCGTTGGCCGAGCGGAAGGAAACGGACGGGAAGCCCGTGCGCGTGACGGTCCGGTAGGACGTGCCTTTGATTTGGCGGAAGGGGAAGCGGGAGACTTCGGGAGCGAAGCTCAGGTTTTCTTCAATGAGGCCAACGACGGTGTCGTTGCCATTGAGTTTTGCTACGTCGAGCAGGGTGAGTTTGGCCATAAAAATTCGTTAGGGTTGTTTCTGAGTTGCGAGCTTGTGAGCGGCGATCGCTTTTTCGAGGCCGCTGAGATTGGTGACGGATGCTTTGGCGACAGCCGTGGGATCCGGGACAACCGCAATGGCGATGGGCGGGATGCCCTGCGCGGCGGCTACTTCGCCAGCCTTGACCGCGGCGAGGGCGACGATCTGGGCGGACGGGTTGGCGAGCTTCGCGGCGAGGGCGTCGCGATCCGCGGTGATGTCCGTGACGGACTGATTGAGCGTGGTGACCTGCGCGCTCAGCGATCCGATGGATTGCGTCGCGGTCGCGAGGTCATGTGAAAGCTGGGTAGCGCGCTCTTCGACGGCCGCAGAATTCTGCGTGGAGGTCAGGGCGTCGGCGGTGATGCGTGCGTTTTCGGTTTCAAGGCGGGAAATCTCTTCGTTCGCTTTGCCGATATTGAAAAACTTAAATGTTGCCATTCAACGGTGGGAATGGAGTCAACGCGCTTGGCTGCTTACCGCCGGTCAGCGATTCCGTTCAAGCAAGTGTCGAGGTCATCAACGACCGCGAGGAAACCGTGCGCCGCGGCTTCGTCACCATCGAACACCTGGCCTTGCAGGAATTCATCGGCCACGGGGCGCTTGCTGGAAACCACTTCTTTGAACTCGGCGTGGATCTTGTCGCAGCCGGCTTGGAACATGGCGCGCTCGTCATCGGTCATCGGCTTGAAGTAGGCGCCGCTCAGTTTGTAGAGGCCGCTGGAAATGGGATTGGGTTTCACGCCCTGCTGTTCGAGCGCGCGGGTCCAGTCTTCGAAGTACTGGTAAACGCCGACGCTGCCGATGTTCGCGCTGCGCGTGGCGTAAAATTCATCGCACTGGCTGGCCAGCCAGAGCGCGCCGCTGCAGCATTGTGAATCACAAAAACCGATGCTGGGTTTTCCCAGCTCGGCAATGGCGTCGCCGACTTCCGGCGTGCCGGTGACTTCGCCGCCGGGACTGCGAAAATCAAAGAGCACCCGGGCGACGTTGGAATCTTCTTTAGCCAGGGAGATTTGATCGGCCAGCGCATCGAGGGAGCAGCCGCCGCACATCAGCTCGAGGCCGCTCAGGTGTTTGCCGAGAATGCCGTGGACGGGAATGATGCGCGTCTGGCCGTAGTCGGTCACTTCGCGGCGGCCGTCGTCTTCGGCTTCGCCGTCCTCTGAAAGTTCCGTGTTTCGAGTTTCGAGTTTCGAGTCGGCGATGTGGGCGAGGAGGCCGCGGGCGATGGTCTCGTGCGTGCCGGGCAGAATGAGCCAGGGCGAGCGAAAGACGCGGGACATGAGAAGGGGGTATTTCAAATTTCCTCCTTTGCAGCCGCCGCCGGCGCGGCCTGGGGCGTGATGCCGTTGGGCTGTTCGTTCCACAAACTGTTGTAAGCAGTCTCGATGGTGACTTTGAATTTCTTCGCGATGCGTTCCGCCGCGGCCCATTTGTTGGCGGTGTCGCTCTCGACCTCGATGTCCACGTCGTCGATGTAATCGCCGCGGTTGGCGAGTGCTTTGCGTCGGGTCTTAAGTCCGTTGGCCACTTCCTGCACGTCCACGTCGCTGTCGTACTTGCGATCGCAGGTCGGTTTGGCCGGCCCCTGATGGCTGAACTTGTACCATTCGTCGTTCCAGGGCAGAATCCCCAGCGCTGGGGACATGGCGCAGCTCACGCGAAAACCGTTCCAGCGTTTGCAGGCCGGCTCGATGACGAGGTCCTGGTCGGCGCCGATGGTCTTGCAAATCTTGTCGATGACGACGCGGCCAGGAGCGCCGCCGATCTTCGTGGGGTCGAGGGAGAAATCGACGGACCAGTCCATGCCGGCAAAAGCGGAGCGGACGATGGTGGCCTCGAAGTTCTGCGCGTTCGCGCCCGGGTTCTCGTTTTTGAGCGCTTCGAGTTTATGCCCGGCGTTGGCGCGCATGTACATGATGTCCACGCCGTCGCTGTTCTGCGTTTCCACCGGCAGCATTTTGGCGGTGTCCGCCGCGCCGGTCATGCCGTCGCCGCCGGCGTCGAATTCGGATTCGCCCAGGTCGTTCCATTGCACGAGCGCGATCTTCGAACTGACCTTTTGGGAGATGAGTTGGAAGCGCCGGCACTCGGCCACGTCCTGAAAGTCGAACATGCAACTGCCGAGCATGGAGAAGCCGCGCACCTGGCCGACGTACTCCGGAATGAAAGAGAGGAAACAATCGCGCGCGCTGATGTCCTGGTATTGCGTGTAGTCGAACGGGTTCTCGCCGGTGAGCACGCGGTAGGCGAGGGGAGCGCCGTAGCCGTTCACGATCACGCCGTCGATGATGCGCGAGCCATCATAGAAGCCCCCGAAAACGACGGTCTCGTTGAGCGGCGATCCGATGCGATGGCCGGGAATGCACTGGAGCATCGGGTAACCGGTCGCGGTCTTGCAGAGAACGGTGAGCATGTCTCCGTCACGCTTCACGCTGACGAGCAGGTTGCGGCGGTAAGTCCGCATGTTGTAGGGCCAGCCAGCCACGTCACAGATGAGGTCGTGGTTCTCCATCCACGTTTCGGCGGCGATGCCCCAATCCTTGCTCTCGGTCGCGCCGTAGAATTGCGGCAGGAACACGCTGGAGGCGTACTCGGCCTGTTCGTGGAGGGCGCCGCGGACCATGGGAAAGTTCGAGTAGATGTAACGGCCCAGGCTGAGCATGGTCCGGCGGCCCTGGTTCGAGATGTTGCGGTGGACGTCGTAGTCGAGATTGGGCACGCGCTTGCGATCGCTGGTCTGGGTGGCCGCCTGGACAAGCGCGTTGTTGCCGGTGAAAGCGAGATGGCCGCGGGCCGTGCCGCCGCGGGGACCGTAGAGCTGGACAGCGTTGGCGCTCACGAGAAGTTGACCGTGGTGCGGCGGTAGGACCGGCGTTTGCCGCCAAAGCGCATGCAGTATTCCGCGTCGATCTGCGCCCAGGTGTTTGGGTCGGCCAGATTGAGCGTGAGCATGTTCTCGGCGCCGGTGTCGCCACTGTTCCACTTGAAGACGCGGGTGCCTTCCAGGCGCGCAGCCAAAGCGCTGCTGTGCAGGTCTTTTACTTGGGCATCCGAGAGCGAACGGTACATTCGCTCAAGGGCGGGGAGTCAGTGGGTAGGGACATCGCGCCGCGATGTTCACGCCCGCGTACCAGCGGGCGATTCGAATCGGGAAGGCTCGCGCGGAACGGCGCGCGAGTGACGGCGCAGCGCGCCGTCCCTACCTGGCGTCGTGAGCGGGAGCGTCCTCCTGGCAGATGAACCGGCCCGCGCTTGAAGAAAAATTCCCAGGGCAGATCGCGCACTTGCCGCTCGCCGGTCACGGCCACAATGACGCGGCGGGTCTCCGGCTTGATCGTTTGAATCATGCCCGTCCGGTGATCGCTGAGGATCACAATGTCGTTCATGTGTTCGAGCACGAATTGCACGGCCCGGCAGATTAAGCAGCCGGCTCTGGTTCTTTCGAGGATTCTTCGGCGGCAATGTTGAGCCGGCCCTTCCGCATGGCGTGGACCACGGACATTTTTTTGCAGTCGCGCAAATCGTGGCGGCCGGTGGCGACCATCTCAGTGACGATGTATTCCTTGGCGGACCATAATCCATCTTTTTTCTGTTTGTTCTGGTGGGTCTGCATTTTCTCTCCGTACATGTGCCTGGAGTAAATTTCATTCCAGGCGCCCTTCACGATTTCGCTGCGCGTGGCCGTCGCGTGCTTGTCGCGCCGGGTGTCCACGATCGCGCTGATGGTCGGCTTGGACCAGTTGATGACGCGGCATTCCTTGCGGCGGCTCGAGCCGTTGGAGAATTTCACGATCATGTCCGCGATCTTCTCGCGGTCGCGCTGGCCGGCGGTCGGGTCGATGCGCTCCGCGTCTTGCGAGAACGGCCGCATGACAATCTTGGGCTGCTTGGCCGTGCCGACGCGATGCGGGAACTGCAGCTTCTTGTTGCCGCGGTAAGCCATCCATTGCCGCCAGAGTTCGACGCCTTTGGCATTTTTCTCCAGGTGCCCATGCCGGCAAGCCTCGATGGCCATTTCAGCCGCGCGCTGGTGATAGTTGATGTCGAAGCCGACGTCATCGTCCGGCACCAGGAAGCGCGCCTGCAGCTCCTCGATTTCGGCGATGGTCGTCACCATTTCGCAATGCAGGGTGAGATCGTCGCCGTCGTCGCTCCAGATATCGATCAACGCCCACAGCTCGCGCATCTGGACGTCGAACATGAGCTGCCGGTGTTTGAACAGGACCAGATCCTTGGTTACCGGACAGATCCATTCGATGAAACCTTCGGGCGTCGGTTCGCTGGTGATCTCGACGGCCTCGAGGCGCTCGAAATCGTCCAGCTCGGTGTTGTCGAAGAATTCGGCGAGGTATTTTTGCCGAAAGAGAATGAGGCCGGCCCGATCGCCGCGCAGTGCGTTGTTGCGCGCGGTCAGGCATTTATCGACCAGGATTTCCCACTGCCAGTTGATGAGGCCGTTGTTCGTGAACGATTTCTTGAGCCGCTTTTCTTCGCCGACGCGGATGTGTTTGCCCTGGCGATTCCAAAAACTCCGGACGCGGGCCTGTTCGCTGAGCGGTGACACGGCCGCGCACGAGGGGCAGACATAACGCACGGTCTCCAGGCAGCGCGGGATCTGCCAGAGGCCGCGCGCGTCGCGATGGTCGTCCCAGACCAGGCCCATGCGTTCGGGTGAATCCGTGCGCTGCGCATACATGGGCGGGATGTGGAGCCGGCCGCAATCGCGACAGGGGACGTGCCAGACGTTCAGCTCGCCGGCGTCGTATTGCAGCCACCATTCATCGGTCTGGTCAGCGGCGCGGGCTTGCTTGAAACCGGCCTGGCTGGTGACGAGCGTTTTATCCAGGCCGAGTTTGATCGCGGTGGCGAGACGGCCCTTGCCTTCGTCGATGATTCCTTTGGGAAACTGCCAGGCTTCATCGAACCAGAGATAGGTGATGCGCTTGTGCTGCAGGTTGCGCGTGCTCGGCCCGACGATCCAAATCGGATCTTCAAAGAGAATCTCCTGCGTCTTGGTCGCGCTCTTGTCCATCGAGTCGATGAGCGCCTTGATGTAGGGAACGGATTCGAGAATGCGCCACGTCCTCGTTTCGCAATGCGACTTGGCCACGTCGTCCTTGTTGAAGACGCCAAGAAAGCTGGCCGGGAAATTCTGGACGGTCCACGGCAGCCACACGTCGGCGATCAGAGTTTTGCCGTCGCCGACCGGGGCGTTGATGTTCACTTCGCGCACGCCGGGATCGGCGAGCGCATCGAAGGGCGCCAGGAATTGCCGCGAGTCCAGAACTTCAAAGAGGCCCGGCTTGAGCGGAGAGCGTAGCGTGATGTTCGCGCGCGCCCAATCGTAGATGGGACGGCGATCGCGCGGGGCGAAACTGTCGCGCCAGGCGCTGCGGATGTGGCTCACTCGCTAAAGGCGATGGAGTCAGTGCTTACGACCGCGCGCTATTTTGGATTGAATGTTTAGAGTTGGGCGGAAGTTCCAAATCAATTTCCACTCAATTGTGTTCCGAGCGAGCAGGGGACACGGGATAAACTCAATCCGATCAAACGGCTTCTTTCTATGTGCGGCAAACCGGAACAGACAACGGGTGCTGCGTCCTACGTAGAGCAATTCCTCGCCCCTCCAGAGCAGATACACCCCGCTCGCATTCACTCGCGTTATGTCGATACGGTGCTGCACAACCTGCAGTGTCCGATATCTTCCGGGCGGTTAAATAACTCGGGAAGAGCCCGATCAAAGTCCGATTGTTTGGGGCGCGTTCTGCGCCCCGGTAAATGCTTCGGCACACACATGGAGCCATCGTAGCAAATCGCATTTAGAGCAGCGGGATGTCCTGAGTCATACGGGGCTGGATGGGGCTCGTTCGGGCAGAACCGGGCAGTTCGAAGCACGATTTCGGGAAAACGCGTCAAGCCAAAACTTCGCACTTTAGAGCGTCTATTGTGTCTATTGCGTCAAGGGTGATCCTTCAGCGACACGGGCGACACATGCTCTAAAAAGCCCGTGCTACAACGGCGAGCATGAACGTTCTCGAATCGCAGTTGCGTACGATGTTGGAACAGCGGGGCTGGACAGTTTACTCGAATGGGTGGCCGGATTTCCTTTGCTATAGAGCGAGGGATGCACGGACTTTCGCGGTCGAGGTAAAGGCTCCCCGCGATAAACTCAGGCCGAATCAGGTGGCAGTTCACGAACTGCTAATTAGGAATGGGATACACGTCGCAGTCGGGCGCCCGGAAGCCGCGGGAATAAAACGCGTAATCGAAGGGCTACAGAATCGTTTGGCCCGCCTTGAGCAAGACGCCGGCGAAATGGCGATTCTGTTCGACATGATCGAACCAAATCCGGCCGCGCTCTGCGCGGTGCCGAACCTTCACTCTGGCCATTCGTCGCACCAAGACTGAACTTTGAGCCGATGCTGGTCACCCTGGCGGGCGAACCATTCGCGCGCTTCGGCCAAATCTTTGCCGGCGACAGCGGCCGGGCCTTCATCCTCGAGCTTGCGCCAGAGCTTGTTCAACTCACCGGCCACGCGCCGGTTGCTCTGGACCACGGCCGTGCGGGTCACAAACACGCCCTGCATTTGCGCGAGCTCGTGTTCAATCTTCTCGGCCTGGGCGAGGAGCTTTCGAATCTCAATCGATTCCTTCGTGAGCGGCGCCGGTCCGGTCACGGGCGCGGCGGCGAGCGCCTTGAGGTAGGGAATGAGCAGCGCGAGATCGACGCGGTTGGAATCCAGGAAGCCGGCGGCTGTGCCTCCCTGCAGTTTTATCTTTTTCAGAAACGCTTTGGTCACGTCGTAGCCGAGCGTTTTGAGGTCGGCGATCGCGGCGCCCATGCTCGCGGCTTTTTTCAGCGGTGCTTGCGCACGGCCGCGGTCGGGCAGGGTTTGTTCCCCGGCGGGTTTTTCGGAATCGGAGATCAACTCGAGCTCGCCTTTGGTCAAAGGCTTCCCGGCTTTGACCTTGCGGACGATGTTGGAAAGGTTGGCCGCGAGGATTTTATCTCTGCTCTTTTTGTCGATCATGCCTTCGCTCTGGCGAGGCAGTCATGGTCAGAACGGCCGCTGTCCTGACCCTCGCGTCGAATCAAACCGCCCCACAGTCCACGACGTAATACTTCCCAGCGATGCGCGCGAGGATCAGCTTGGTGTGTGTGTTTTTTTGGATCGGGGAGGTTTCATAGAAAAAGGCATGGGTGCGCTAATGCCTGAGCGGAGCTGGAAGCGTTAGAAGTCTGCTTACTGGGGGGTGGGTGGCTCATATTGGTATGCGCTGTGGACGCTGTTAGGACTGCGTTGGAGGCGTCGGCAGTGCGAGGTATAGGTTGTGTGCGTGTTCAAGGCTGTGACGCAGTTGAAGCTGCTCTGGTAATGAAAAGAGGAGCGCCTGTTCGATGCTTAGCTTGTTCGAACCAGCGACGCATCGCTGGGCGATGGCAAAGGTGATCGTTACTGTGCCGGCTGCCGCGTTGAGTTCAACCACTGGCCGGCCTCCACGTATAACAGCCAAAGCTTCCCGAATGCTCGAGCACTCACGCAAATCCCCTGCGTGCTGGTGCTTGGACAGGAACATGTACTCGTTGGCCGTTTGGATGGACCGCTCGGCTAGACAATTACCGAACCAACGCAGCCAGCGGCCGTGCCCGAGCTGCAGCCGCACTTTGAGCAGCTCCTCGCCGATGGCGATGGCGTCCACGACTCCAGCCTTGCCGCTGCTCTTGCGCACGCGATCGTTGCGGTCGAACCGATCCCAGCGCCGCTTGATGTCCGCGGCTGAATCCGCGAGCAGCTCGTTTTCGGCGCCGATGACAGACATGGATCGAATCATATTGAGTAGTCGGTTGGTGGTTTGTGGTTTCGGGCGGCAGCCAGGCGTTTGAATTTTTGGCGTGCGAGGTCGGAGCGCATGTGTTCGTTGCGCACGCCAAAGGCGTCCGTGAAATCGAGGATGAAACGGTTGATGCTTTGCTTCTTCATCTCTCCGTGAATGAAGGTGGAAGGCCCGAGCAGCGACTTGAGGAAAGTGATCACTATGTCCGGACACATCAGAATGAGTTCACCGGCGAGCGCCGCCTGCACAGCCTTGTTCCGCTTGGTGCAATTCGGACAACGCAAGGCCGCGTCATCCTTCAGGCACAAACCGAAGTGCCGCTGCGACTTCGCCCGAAACCATTGCTCGCGCCAGACCCAGCTCGCCGCGCCAAAGCGCATGAACGCGCTCTCGCTGTTGGCCTGGGCAAAACCGTCCTGACCTGGTTGCCAGCAAAATTCCAAAAGTTCCGCCAGCGTCGAATCACTTTTCTTCTCGGTGCTCTCTCCAAATAAGTGCCCCAACAAATCGAACACCTTGCGGAGCTGAAAGAGTTGGACCGCCTGGCTCACCTTGAGGCCGCGGACTTTTGGATCCAAAACGGCCGAGGACCGCGCGAACTCGCGGCGCAGCTCCTCCTGGAATGATTCTTCGGTGGGAAATTGGAACTCCGTGCGCGGATGCCAGGCATCGTGATCGTCCAGGGTTTCAATCGAGACGGCAGGGATAGGTGAAATTTCCAAGCCTCAACTGTGGCGGGAAATTACCAGCCGGCAATTCAGGTAAAGCAGGGAAGCTATTTCAGCGGAGTGATGCCGCTCAGGCGATTGCGGTAGGCCCAGATGATGAGCTTCTCGCGCGAATCAATCCGCAGCTTCATAAAGATGTTGCCGAGATAATTGCGAACCGTGTGCGTGGAGAGATCGAGGCGCTCGGCGATTTGTTTGTCTCGCAACGCTTCGTTCGAGATCAAGAGACAGACCTGCAGTTCACGCCCCGTCAAATGTTCCCGTCGAGGCGGTGGTTTGATCAAAGGCATTCACACTGTAGCGGCAGTCAATGCGGATAGCGATGTTCAGCCGTCCTCGCTTGTGCTCTTGCCGAGGAAATCGACGTGCTTCGCCAGCATCCGGAGAACGATCTCCATGTTCTCTTGATGCTTTCTCAGTGAGTCGAGGAACGTCACAAACAATCCAACCGTTCTCTGCAGCTCCTCGTTCCAGGTGCTCGAATATACGAAACTCGATCTCGTGCGACTCCAACTCGCGCCCGGTGGCTTTGCTCAACGCCCGTTGAATGGCCGCGAATGGTTTCATGATCTTCTCCCTCTCCGCCTCGATCGGGGAAAGGACCGGCGCCTTCGCGGGCGGACTCGGCTTGAACGAGCGCCGAAAAGATTCCGCCGGATCGCCAGTGTTGGGATTCTCGTTCATGCGGCTTTTGCAACGGTGGAAGAAAAGCCGGCCGCGGAATCACTCGCTTCGCGGTGCCTCGATTCAGGCGCTTCAACGGGGCCGCGACCGGCTAAAACCTCTCGCGAAAAATTTCCAGCGACGTGGGGAAAAATGCGGCCGTTGCGCTGCGCCTGCCTTCCGATCTCTTCCAGCGCTGATTTGAAATCGGCCTCTGGCGTCGGATCGTATTTGCCTGTTCGGACGCTAGTGCTTTCGTGCACTACCTTTCCGTTGAGCAGTGCGGAGATGAACGAGTGAGCGACGCGCCGCCGAATCATCCGGTGCGGCGTGCGGATCAGCTCCATGTGATCGCCCCATTCCTTCATGAGCGAGAGCGCCCAAAGCACTTGGCCCTTGTCCTTTTTCTCAGCCGCTGCGATGGCCCGCGCCGGCGTCCGGATGCGCGACGCGCGCTTTCTCACGATAGGCAGTTTTGATTTGTTCGGCGGTCGCGGTCGGCGCCACGCCCAGAATGTCCCACCAGCTCAGGCCGCCTGTGCGGGCCTCGATCTGTTTGAAGCCGGTGAACATCGCCTCAATCATGTGCTTCGCGCCCCAGCGTTCCATGCCACGCATCGCCTCGATGGTGAGCGCGATGGCTTGCACGTTGTGCTCGATGCGCAGCCAGCGATCGCACGGGATGGCCACGCTGCTCGCGTTGTAAGTGAAGTACGCGACCACGCCGCAATCTTTGGGATTCTCCAGGCCGAGCGTGTAGTTGCTGGAAAGCACGAGCGTCTTGCCGCCGAGCAACTGCACTTCGCGTTTCAATCCAGTGAGCGCGCTGTGCAACGTCTGCTTGAATTTCGCGCGCTCGCGCAGTTTGGCGTCCGTCCGGGGCCAGCCGGCCGGCCACTGCAACGGGAATGCGGTTGGGTCGCTCATCCGACTTCAGCGACGATCGTTGGTTCAGAGATCACTTCGACTTCTTTGACCAGCTTGTAAACGCCAACCCTTACGCGCGTGTTCGTGCATTCGATGTCTTTGAGCGAGAGGACTGGTTGCAAGTGCGTGCCCTCGGTGCCTCCGGGCGCTCGATGCACAAAAAGTTCCGCGGGCAGTTTGTCGTTCATAGCGATCTGATGCCCAAATGCTTCGCGACTTCCTTAAGGATTTCGACCTGCCGAACGGAGCAGTCCTCCGTGGGGTCTTGGACCAGGTCCATGAAAAACGTCATGATGCGTTGCTTGCCGCGCGTGCTTAGCGGATCGAGCGTCTTCACGATCTTCATCGCGGCCTCGCCGATCGCGAGAGCACTTTTGGTTTCTTCGGTGTAGCTGGCCATCGCAGTTCTCCAAGGTTTATTTTTCAAGACCGCGCAGCCGTTTTCGCTAAACCGGCCGCGCGGTGGAGTGAGCTTCACAATCCGCAAACGCGGCGCGTCGCCCGAAATTATTTGTGAAACGCATGGCAGTTGCCGCAGTAGCGCTGTTCTACGTCGTTCGAATTGTAGCTCGTCAGGCCGCAGCGCCGGCACATGATCGATTTCCTGTCAGCGCTGATGGCGAAGGTCGCCAGCGCACCAAGCGTCATCGTTTCTCCGCAACACTTCGGCCAGCCCGTGCGCAGGCATTCGACCGGGTCCACGTCCTTGCGTGCGCCGCACGTCTCGCAGGTGCAAAACTTGTCGAGCCGCGCGGCCATGCTGGCATACATCTCGTCCACGGCCAGGAACGGCGAGCAGTTGCACGGCTTGATGCCATCGGGATTGATGTCATTCACGTCGCAGTCGGGACGGTGTAAGGCCGTGAACGTCTTCATCGTTTCCCTTTCTCCAGTCGCTCGATGCGTTCGGTGATGATGTGCTGCTTGTCCTCACTTACCGCCACCGTATGCCCGCCGGTCTTGCGCAATTGCTCGTGACCGAACTTCTCGAACCAGGCGTTGAACTTTTGGCTGAAGAGCAAGGCGTGATCGTCTTCCTTTTTCGTGGAGTGTTTGCGTTCCACTTTGTTGAACACCGAAAGCGTGCCATCCGGATGCTCCTGAAACGTGGTCGAGAAAATGATCATCGGATCGTCCGCAGGTTTCGCACGTGAGGCACGCGCCCGGTGTCTTCCAGTTTTCGCAGCAGCACTCCCAACGGCCGCTTCACGGGGCTGCGCCCCGGATGCTCGCAAAGTTCGATGTAGGCTTCGACTTCGTTGAGCTTCTCGTGGACCAGGTTCGGCCATTGCTCGGCCACGGCTTTCCAGCCGATGAAGTTTTTGCAGGGTCCGGCGAAATGGTCCCACTCGTAGGGCGACAGCCGGGCCATCCGTTCCATCACGCTCGCGGCCAGCTCAGCTTTAGCTAGCTTCTGTACTTCTGTACGATCAGAGCTAGCTATAGCTCCGGCGCGCGCGCGCGTATCATGTGACGGAGTTCCAAACTTTGGAACTCCGTGCATTTCATCCCCGGAAACATTGGCGTTTTTAATCGGTGTTCCAAAGTTTGGAACTCCGTCGTTTTGGGGGTTTGATGAAGTTCCAAACTTTGGAACTTCGTCGATTTTAGCTTTGGTTCCAAACTTTGGAACTCCGTCAGTTTCGGGGTTTGATGAAGTTCCAAACTTTGGAACTCCGTCCGCGGCTGGTGTTTTTGATGGAGTTCCAAACTTTGGAACTCCGTGTTTTTCCCCGACTCGGGCCATGTGCTCCTCGATGCTTTCACCAGGGAGCCACGGTGTCACCGTGGCATTGTCGGGCGCATGGGGTGAAGACCCCGTTGTAGGGGCAGCCAACCCAGCGGCAGACTCCGCCCCGGTTTCCCGAGACGGAGCAGCCGCGGATTGGCTGGTGGAGCTTTCGGCATCAGGCCGCATCGGCCCGGGACCACTCAACGGCGACGGTATGCGCGCGCAAGCCGCGCCGCCGCGCTCCATGTGTTCGGCAGCCGCCAGCACAACAGCACTGCCCACCGAAAAATTAAAAGTTCCTCGAAACGAATCAAGCAGGGCCTCCAGAAGCCCATACTTTTTGGAGAACAATTCGTACTGCGCCGCGTCGGGCGCTCGCTCCGGGTCCAGTTCGAGCAACAGGCTGATTAGCTGTTTTTCCTCCTCGGCGGAAGTCTCAAATTCCGGCAGCAGTGGTACCATTGCATAAGGCGGCGGGAGCACCGTGAGCCGCAGCGAGAAATGCGGGTCCGGCGCCAGTACGCCATCGCGCGCGCGCGTTTCGATTCTCAGCACGCCGCACGTCTCCAGGTGCGTGAGGCAGTCGGAGAGATTGCCCTTCGTCATTTTGGCGAGCCGGCAGATCACTTCGCGGTTCGGGAAAAGAAACGTGTGCCGGCCCGCGTCCACCGTCACCGGCAGGATCGCGAGCCTCAGCAGCCGCGCCTCGGTGTAGGTGAACTGGCGCGTCCACAATTCGGCGCGGACAGCCGCGGCGAGCTGAGCCATCGGATTCCCCGCGCTCTCTGAGCGCGGCGTTGGTTCGACCGTCAAATGTGCGCTCATCAAGTCGTGTTCATAGCTGAGTCGTTACTGAGGCCGTGGCCGTCTCCGCGTGGGCGGGAACGTTCAGAGGAACTCACGGCGCTGGAAAATTCCCGGGCTATCTCGCGTAGGTGCGGATCACTTCCGAAAAGCATTTTGTTGATCAGCTTCCTTTTCGCTCGCTGCTCGATCAGGAGAATCGCCCCGTCCGTGCAACCGGCCCAGTAGGCAATCTCGTCGCGCGTGTAACTGATGTGCGGATAGCGAATGGAGTGTAGCAGTGCGATGCCAAGATCGATCCGGAGTGATTTCTCCAGTCCAGGCCGCACGCTCGCGTCCTGTTGCTCCTGACGCATCCGCTGCCGGCGATAAGGTGAGATTGTCGTGCTCATGCGGTTTCGTAGGGCTGCCAAATGGTGCGCAGGAATTCCATCTCGCGATCCTGCGGCCTCACGTACGGCAATTGCAGCGCAGTATAAAAATCCGCCTCAAATTTTAACGGGACCGGCTCCCCGTGCAGCATCAGCCCTTCGTACGGGTTCCAATGCCCTTTCAACTCCTCGGCGCGCTGGCAGGCCCACACGTTGTGCTGAACCGATCCAGTCCGGCAAAGCGTGCGCGCATCGAGTTGCACGCCCTTGCTCGTGACGAGTAAAAGATTCTGCGCGTCCGGTTTCGGCTCCGGACCCGGCGCCCCTTTTTTTCCGAGCCACTTCGGCCGCACCGGGTCCGTGTTCAGGCTCACGTATTGAATCAGGAATTCACGCAGTAGGTTCGCGTGCTCTGTATGCGCGTCGAACATTTCCCCGAGCGCTCTTCGTTTCTCGTACTTCGGCACGCAGACCACATCGATGTCACCGCACATCGGCTGCTCGCGCCGGATGCTGCCGACCGTGAGAATATTTTCGCAATAAGGAGCGAGCCAGGCGCATACCTGGTCCGCGCGCGAGCGCGCCGTCCGCAAGTCCATTGGTTGCGCCTGGCTCACGCCGCCTTCCTTTCCGTCGCAACCGCGCTCAAGCCCCATGAAACCGAACTGGGCGAATAACCGAACTGCCGCGCGATCGCGGTCTGGTTCAGGCGCAACTCAACGTTCGCGCGCAGCCACACTTCCTCGCGCGCCGCGACCAGCGTGCGAAAGCGGCGCCGCGAAAGAATGGCCTGCACCGGAATGCCCCGCGCCACCGCGACCTCCAGGCAAATCCGCATCAGGCGCGAATCAGTAATCTCACAACCCGCCTGCGCCCCGGCGATTTGCAGCCAGGCGCGGCGGTGATAGGAGCGGTTACTGTGGGCGGCGTGATATTCCCTGGTGAGCGAAGGAGCGATCGGGCGCGGAGCCGGCGCGGGCAGCCAGTCCGAGGTCAGCAGCCGGACCTGATCCGGCGTCAGGGCAAACCGTTGCAGGGTGAGTTGCTCGAACGCGCTCATGGGAGAATGATGCTGTGCGCCGCGGGCGCGCACGCGCTGCAAAGATTTTCTTCAACCCAATGACAGCCACCGGGGCAGGCCATCTCGTTCGTGCAGCCGCACACGCGGCAACGCGAGCCTCGGACAATAGGCACGTCGTATTCCTCGCTCCAGCCGAGTTCCAGGAACTCGGCAATCTCCGGCGCCTGCTCGCCGATGCTCTCCTGCGCATCGCGCGCGAAACCTTCCACCGTCTCGCGAGCGCCGCCGTTAAAGTCGGGATGCCGGCAGGCGAGCTGCAGCGCGCTGATGATTTGCATGGCCGTCCCCAGATCGAGTTGCAGAACTACGGGCGTGGCCCCGAGCCGTTCCGCGGCCAACAGCGCCCGCTGCATAAGCTCTTGAGGGTTTGTCTCTAGCGCGCTCATAAAGTGGGTGGGGTGAGACTCCGTCGAACCCTCAACAACGCCGTCACGACGGGCCGATCGAGGTCATCTGTCATCGCCTTGCCTTGACCATTAGGGACGCGGCCTGATAGGGTATCAGGCGTCGAGGACATCTTATGTCTTGGCCGTCGGGGTAGTAGCCGGCGGCCTCTTTTTTTAGTGCTCATCCGGCATCCTCCCTCGTTTGCGAATCAGCGCGGCGGCGCGTTCGAGTAACCGTTTGGTGGGTGTGGGTAACGTCGCAAAGACTTCATCGCGCAACGGCTTGAGCACGAGAATGTCGGAGAACTGCAGCATCGCTCCGCATTTTGCGCACAGCGAAAGATCGTGAGGTTCCGGCGTGGGGCGCTGTTCCAAACCAGTCGCGCAATCCATTGCATAACCGCACGCTGGGCACCGTGATGTTGGCAGCGGACCAGTGTCCCGCGAAGCCGCGAAGAAAACCGAAGCGCTCCGGCCTTCGCTCCCTTCGTCCCCTTCGCGGGAAAAATTCTTACTCACAAAACTCCTTTCGCGGCCAGCATCACGAGCAGCGCCAGAAATACAATCGCCTCCACGCCGAGCACGCCGAGCGAAAACCAAAACATGCGTTCGTGCGCGCTCATAGTGCGGGAGATATTTCTGTAGGCGGCTTGCACGGCCGATGCGCTTGAGCGCGCGGCGGAAAGAGTTGGCCGGTTGCAGCGAATCAATGTGCGTGGTGATTTCATCACGCATCACTTCCAGGTCGCGGATGCGATGCAAAACCGGCACGGCTTCATCCACGGCCACGCGCGCGATCGCGTCGAGCGCGGGCACCGTCTGGCCGCTGCCATAACCTTTGTCCTCCACTTCGTTCATGCGGCTTCCGCGATGGGGGAAGAAAAGCCGGCCGCGGAATCACTCGCTTCGCGGTGCCTCGATTCAGGCGCTTCAACGGGGCCGCGACCGGCTAAAAGTTTCTTGGACTTCCGGCGCACGCCGTAAATTTCTGCGGTGTCCAGATAGTCCAGTCCCAGCTTGCGGACCATGATGCGCTCGAAGTCGAACTGATATTTGGCCAGGTCGCTGGCGCGGTTCTGTTCCCGAGCCACCATGATCTGAATGAGCAGGTGGACGTGCTCACGTTTCCTGTTCTGTCGGATCTGCCGCTGCTTCTGCCACTCGCGAAGCTTTTCGCACTCGGCGCACGCGCAAACCCACGCGGTCTTTTCCTTCCCCGCCGCATCGAAGTGCGCCAGAGCGATGCCGTATTTTTCGTGGAAGTTCAGCGACCCTTTCATGCGACCTCCAATCCGTAGAGCAGCGCCCCGCAAAGATTCGTGCGTTGCAAATACTGCATGGCGAACTCTCGTTCGTCCGATCCACTCGTCCGCTCGCTGTGCGTCAGATCCGCGATGAACTGCTCCACGATCTCGTGAGGCTGAACTTTCCCGCGCAATCGGTATTCGCAGAGGTCCAGCAGTCCGCGCGCTTCATCCTTTCGCAGTTGCACCGGAAGCACCGGCTCCTCGGTGAAAAGGGAATTCAGATCACACAACTCTTTGATCGTGCGCGCGGCGCCCATGAGTGCTTCGGCGCGACCGTCGTAATAATGCGCGAGCACCGTTTCCTTTTCGCGTTCACTTCGGGCGAGGCGGGCAAAGTTCCGCGCGCTCCGGGCGAGCTTTCCAACGATGCGTTGCGTCGGCGTAAGCGTGGCTTTCATCGCGCCCCCTTCCCGTTGGAGTTTGGAGTTTGAAGGTTACCTGGGGTTTGGGGTTTGGTGTTTGGGATTTCTCGCCCTGGTTCCAGGAACATATCCGCTGGCTTGAGCCAGTAGCGTTTGGTCTGGGGAGCTTCTCCCGTCGTGGTCGTAGTAGTCGAGTTCATCATGTCCTTTCGTGTTTAGGGTTTTTCCGTGGTGGCCGTGCGCAAGCACATGTCCGAGAAACTTTTGAGTTCGAACGTGGGCGCCTGGCTCTCGGGCTGCGCTCCGATGGTGTGCGCCGCCTCGATCTTCAGGACGGTCTGGCGTGAGTAACGTTTAAGGCTGCCCAGTTTCGTCACCGGGACCATCCGCTTGACCTCCGCTTCGGAGATGCGCCAGCGCCGCACCACGTCCGCGAGCGTGAAAAAATCACGCGCGGCCGGCAGACTCCGTTGTGCGCTCGATGGCATTTACTTTTCTCGCGCGAGCGCGCCGAAGTTCCTCAAGTCAGCATTCCTATGCTGGCCCACTCTCCGGCACGCCCGCGCAAATTCGTTCAGGCGGCTTGCCTCCGCTGTTCGATCTCGTCCTTCAGCTCTTGGATTTTCCGCACAGCCGCGCCGGCGATGGGCGGATCGCTTTCAACCGTGTTCCTCGCAAGCACTTTCAGGTTCGCCAACAGGTGATTGGCGACGAACAACTCTGCCGCTTTTTCAGCCCCGTTCCGCTTTTGGTATTTCGCCATGACGCAACTTGAGCCGCCACTCAAGATTGAGTCAATATATTTCTTGAGTTATATGAAAGAGACTGTTGAAGTCCGCGGCCATGAGTTACCTGGCCGAGGCGTTATCCGGATTGATGCGTGAACGCGGTGTCACCAAGAATGTTGAACTGGCAAACCGCACGGGGATAGACCAGGCCACAATCTCCCGCTGGTTGAATAGCCTCCAACTCGCGATCACTGACGAGGATCTCGAAAAAGTTGCGCGTGCCCTGAGCAAAGAACCGAAGGATCACGCGCGTCTTGTCGCGGCAAGAATGTTAGACGTGCGCCACGGTCCCGGCGCCGAACTCGTGTCGGTGAAGATCGAAGAGCAAACGCTCCGGGAAGAGGCGCAGCCGTATGGGAAAAAGAAGCTGTCGCCGGGTGGTCGGAAAACATTCGAGGTCCTCGCGAATGAATATCCTCAAGACTCCGATCTCCGCGCAGTCCTCGACGGTCTGGCGGAAGTCATCGCCCGCAATCCCAAACACCGGGCCAATGAATCCGATCAATAACGTTGAGCGCACGCCAGATCACCACCGGTGGTTTTTGTTGCCACCTTTGCGTCCGCGATTTTGTTTTGATGAACCACATCGGTCGGCGGGAAGCAGAAACAGCCTAGCGCTGCTCTGGGTTCCAAAGCTGTCAGCACTCCTCGCGATCGCTTGGGTGGTTTGTCTTACGGAGTTGCCCTCATGAGCACCGTCATCGCATGTCCTCACTGCGGAAAAGACTTCGAAGTCGATGACGCTGGGAAATATGCGTGCTGGCACTGCGGCGGGCATGTCTCGTTCGCCGGGGAGGATTATCCGCCGGTGATGTCAACGCCGGCAGCGGCTCGGAAAGATCATCGCTCTCGCGGATTCGGCTGGTGGACGCTTACACGCGTCGCTGCCTGGGTGTTCTTTCTGGGGCCGGCTTTCCTCCTCATATTTCTGACGATGCTCGGCATCGGGGTGGGCAAGTGGACCAGCAGTAAAAGGGACAGCACGAGCGGTAGCGTGATCGTCACGGTGGGAATGATCACTTTCATTCCGATCGCTATTGGCTGGCTGCTCAATCGGCTCGGCCTGGCGCACAGCAAAGAGCTTGTCTGCTCTCAGTGCGGCAATAACACCGGACTGCACGCGAAAATCTGTGCCACGTGTCGGGCGCCATTTGCAATGAACACGTGCTAGCCACCACCGAAACACTTCAATGGGTTCCTCTGCGGCAAACAGCGGCGCGCTTATTCGCGTCCGCAGTGATGGTGGTGCGCAAGCACCGGGCGGCACTGTGCTGGCGCACATCAACTTCAAGCGCGGCCCGCGCGCGGCGCCCAAGCACATTCGCGACTCGGGCGAGGATGGCAGCGTTCTGGACGAAGGGCGGCGCTGGCAGATCCGCTGGCACATGGATGGCAAGCTGCAGCGCAAACGCTACTCCAAACAGAAATTCACCCGTGCGCGCGTCGAGGAATTCCTGCGCACCGAACTGGCCAAGAAAGCGGCCGGGGATATTTCCATCGCCACCCTCAGCCGCGAGGTCCGCGAGATCGTCCGCTTCTGTGAACTGCACGGCATCACCATTCGCGACCTGCAGTTGCTCCCCTGGATGAAACAGCGCGGCACGCAAATGGAGGAACGCACCGGGCAAAAGATTTCTCCCGTCCAATTCTTCGAAGAGGCGTGCGTCGCCCGCGAGCAGCGTCACTCCCAAAGCTGCCGCACTGTCCCGCAAGTCGTGGAGTCGTTCCTCGCGGAGATCGAAGCGCGCTCCGAACGGCAAGGCAGCAGCGGATGCCACTGGCGGAACCTGCGCGCGCGGTTGAACAAATTCGCGGCGGTGTTCACGGGACCGGTTTCGTCGTTGGAACGGCCGCTCGTCCAGTCCTGGCTCAAGGGCCTCCCGTACGCGGCCAAGACGGTGAACCATTATCGAGCGGCCGTGGTCGAGGCGCTCTATTTCGCGAAAGGGCAGGGGCACTGCACGCGCGAGCTGGTCGAGAGCATTGCGGACATCGATCCTTACAAGCTGATCGATCGCGTGGCCACTCCCTACAGCGTGAAGGAGATGCGCGCGATTCTGGACTACACGCACGCGCACCGGCTCAAACATTTACCGACGATCGTGCTCGTCGCGTTCTGCGGCGTACGAGTCTGCGAAGTGGCCGGCGAGAAAGGGTTTTTGGATTGGGGCGACATCGACCTGGACGAGCGCGTCATTCACATCCCGGCCAAGCTGGCCAAGAAACGGAAGAAGCGAGACGCGCCCGTCACCGAGAACGCGTACGCCTGGCTGAAGCTGGTGGCGAAACCGAGCGGCGCGATCTGTCCGGTGGACCGCCCGAGCGAAGCGGCGACGCGCATCCTGGTGAACGCGCGCGTGCCCCGAAAAAAGAACGGGTTCCGGAGCGCGTTTATTTCGCATCGCGTGGACCTCACGAAAGACCTAAAAGCCACGGCCATCGAAGCCGGCACCAGCGTCGGCCGCATCGAGAGCAACTACTACGCGATCCGCGGGAAGGGCGAGCCGCAAGCCTACTTCGAATTGCGCCCGCGCCAGTTGCAGTTGGACCTCGGGTTGAATTCGGGGAGCCGGTCCTGATTGTTCCACGGGAATGTTCCACGACTGTCCATTTGTCCCGTAACCGGACGGGTGGGGACAATTGGGGACTGAATCCTCGTCCATCCAAGCCCGTTCCAGCTCTGGTCAACGTACGCTCTAGTCCATCGAAATAGCAATTCCAGCCCTGTTACCATTGAGGATTATTGAACTCGAAATTGGAATCGCGTGCGGGTTCGAGTCCCGCCACCGGCACCAGCGTTCGGCAAAAAATCGTTTTGCGCCGCGCGGCCTGGGCGACCTAGATTCCGCTCATGGTTGAAACGGTTGCTTCCCCGCCCGCGACAGCCGATTCGTCGGTGCGCGCCAAATACGTGCAGGCGTTTCGATGGATGCTGCTGGCGCGCGTCCTGGATGACAAATTCGCGAGCCTCTATCGTGCTGGAAAAATCCATGGTGGTGTTTTTCTGGGCCGCGGGCAGGAGGCGTTGAGCGTGTCGCTCGGAATTCATCTTCGGCGCGGTGATATTTTTGCGCCGCTCATCCGGGACGGCGCCGGCCGGCTTGCGTTCGGAGAACCGGTGCTCGACGGCGTGCGCACTTATCTTGGTTCACCATTGGGACCGATGCGCGCACGGGACGGGAATGTTCATCGCGGCCGGCCCAAAGAAGGTCTGCTGCCGATGGTCAGTCATTTGGGCGCCATGATTTCGGTGGTGAACGGCGCGCTGATGGGAAAACGTTTCAAAGGTGAGACTGGTTTCGTGGGCGGCACTTGCATTGGTGATGGCGCGACTTCGACGGGCGCATTTCACGAAAGCGTCAATCAAGCGGCGGTGGAAAAGCTGCCGACGATCATCGTGGTGGCGGACAACCAATACGCCTACTCCACGCCCACCTGCCGGCAATTCGCGTGTTCTCTCGCCGACAAGGCAGCAGGCTATGGCGTGACACCTCACGAAGTGGACGGTACGGATTTGAATGCGTGCCTGCGCGTTCTAGGCGAAGCGGTGGAGAACGCGCGCAGCGGGGCCGGGCCGCAATTGGTTTTTGCCCGGCTCCTGCGTCTCTGTGGCCACGGTGAACACGACGACGCGAGTTACATCGACCCGACCTTGAAGCAATCGCCTCTCGGCCGCGATTGTCTGAAGACGGCCGAGGAATTCCTGTTGCGCGAGCGTTTTGCCGACAGCGCGTCCGTTGCGATGTGGCGAAGTGAGGCGATTCACGAAGTCGAACATTCCGTTGCGACGGTTCAGCGCGAAGGTTCGCCCGATCCTTTTGCAGAAGATTGGGCGGCGCTTTCGACACGCCGGCTCATCGAGGTGAAGCCCGAAGATGGCCAGTGACCGTGCGTCGCCGCGCTTCCCCGACTGGACAATCAAACGCGGGTGCGTTGAAGTCCCGTTCATGCACAAAATCCTTTTTCTCGCGATCATCTCCTGCGGCTGCGCCCTGCCTTTGCGGAGTCAGAATCTCTCCGGCGATGAAGCCCTTTCCAAAGTCTTGATCGAAGGCGAAGGCTGGCAGGATGTCGCATCGGGCTTTGGAATGACGGACGCGGCGTGCAACGATGCGGAAGGGAATTTCTACTTTTCCGATTTGTCCAAATCAGTGGTTCACCGAATCACCCCGGTTGGGAAAGCCTCCGTTTTTCTCAATGGCGGCCCAAAAATTAGCGGACTGAAGTTCGGGCCGGATGGCCGTCTTTACGCCTGCACGCAGGGACCGAAGAAGCAGGTGATAGCCATCGCGCTCCCGTCGAAAGAAATCACCATCCTGGCCGATGACGTGCAGCCCAATGATTTGGTCGTTTCACCGAAGGGCTTCGTTTACTTCACGGAAACGCCAAAGGGCCAGGTCACCGGGATCGATGTGAAAACTGGGAAAGTGTTTCCCGGCGCGACGAAGTTGAACGCACCAAATGGAATCGCGCTCTCACTCGATGGCGGCACGCTCGCCGTGTCGGAATACCGCGGCAGCAATGTTTGGACGTTTCGCGTGCACGCCGATGGAACGCTGGACGCGGGCGCACCCTACATGACGCTGCGCACGCCGACCGGCAAAGCGGAAAGTGCCGGCGACGGGATGACGGTGGACTCCATGGGCCGTTACTACGTGACGAGCGCGCTTGGCATCCAGATGTTCGACTGGACAGGGCGCATGGGCGGCGTCATCGCGCGTCCGCAGAACAAAGGGACATTCAGTTGCGGATTTGGCGGCGAGGGTTTGCATTACTTGTACGCGTGCAGTTCGGACAAAGTGTATCGCCGCAAGCTCCAGACACCTGGCATCTGGCTGTTTCGTCAGCGTTAAGATGAATTGCTGAGCAAGAATCCGTTTGAAGCCGTGAAACACGGTTGGCTCCTGCACCTCGTGCAATTAAGCACTTCGTTGAATTGATTCGCCCCAATGCTGTCGGATAGTGTTCGGCGTTCCACCAACAAGACATCACATGATGAAACAATGGCCTGCACGAGAGTTACTTTGGCTTCTGGCACTGGCACCCTTTCTTTGCGTCTCGACGGCGCCTGCCGCCGCGGTCGTGAACACCAGCCCGGCGTTCTTCGAGAAATCCATCCGCCCGGTTCTCAAAGACTATTGCCTCACGTGCCACTCGACGGAGAAACAGAAGGGGGAGCTCGACCTCGAACGGTTCTCGTCGCTCAGCGAGGTGAAGAAACATCCGAAGATCTGGCAGGGCGTCATAGAACAGATCTCTCTTGATGAAATGCCGCCGAAGGACAAGCCGCAGCCGACGGCCGGGCAGCGGGAGCAGTTGCTGGCCTGGGTGAATGCAGTGCTGGATGAAATCGCACTTGCGCGCGCGGGCGATCCTGGCCCGGTCGTGCTGCGCCGGCTCTCGAATGCGGAATACACCTACACCATTCGCGACCTGACGGGCGTGGAGTCGCTTGATCCCGCAAAGGAGTTTCCGGTCGATTCCGCGTCGGGCGAAGGCTTCATGAACGTCGGCAACTCACTCGTGATGTCGCCGTCGCTGGTGACAAAGTATCTCGACGCGGCGAAGGACGTCACGAGTCACGCCGTGTTGCTGCCGGATGGAATCCGCTTCTCGCCCAAGAA